TCTGCTGGGGATAAGATGCTGAAATCTCCAAAACATGAGACGGCGTGGAAAGAGTTTTTTATGCGGCAGTACAACAAAGACCCTGATGATATTGGATTATCAACCTTTGACCAAGCAAGGCAATGGTCTGCTAAGAAAGAGTCCAGTAAAAATGCAATGCCGACACAACGTGGTGCTGATCGCTCAATGCTGATGAAAGAAAGGCTGAAATAATGGCTGAGATGTCCTACATGAAGGGTACACGCCGCAAGGTCTACCAAGGCAAGAAGATGCCAACGGATGAGATCTTACGTCGTGCCGAGAAAGCGCAGCGAGACAAGGATCTATTTGAAGCTTTGTACACCGATGCTTATGAGTTTGCCCTGCCACAACGTCAGCTTTACGGCTACTACGACGGCAACTCCAAGGGCGCGAAGAAGATGTCGCGGGTCTTTGACTCGACAGCCATCAACTCGACTCAGCGGTTTGCCAATCGTCTTCAGTCTGGCATCTTCCCGCCACAGCGTAAGTGGTGCAGGCTAGAACCCGGAACCGATGTGCCTGTTGAGCAGCGCGACCAAGCACAGGCCATCATGGATGTGTACATGGAGAAGATGTTTGCCGTCATCAAGCAGTCGAACTTCGACATTGCTATCGGTGAGTTCCTGCTAGATCTAGCAGTTGGCACAGCCTGCATGATGGTGCAGCCGGGCGATGACATCTCGCCTATCAACTTTACGCCGGTTCCCATGTTCCTTGTGGCGTATGAGGAAGGTGCAAACGGTACTGTAGACAAGATCTACCGCCGTATGCGTATGAAGGCAGAGGCCATCCAGCAGCAGTGGAAAGACGCTGTATTCTCTGACTACTTGCAGCAGATGATCGACAGCAAGCCAACAGAAGACATCGATCTGATGGAGGCCACTATCTATGACTCAGAACGTGGCGATTGGTGCTACCACGTTATCGAGGTAAAGACCAAAGAGGAGATCGTCTACCGCCGTATGTTGTCCTCGCCTTGGGTCATTAGCCGCTACTCCAAGATTGCAGGTGAAGTCTACGGTCGTGGCCCACTCCTCACTGCAATGCCAGACATCAAGACGCTGAACAAAACCCTTGAGTTGCTGCTGAAAAATGCCTCTTTGGCTGTGGCTGGTGTCTACACTGCGGCTGATGATGGTGTGCTAAATCCTCAGACAGTCAAGATTGTGCCGGGGGCGGTTATCCCAGTAGCTCGTAACGGTGGCCCACAGGGCGAATCACTCCGTGCCTTGCCTCGTGCGGGTGACTTCAATGTCAGCCAGATCGTTATTAACGACCTCCGTGCCAACATCAAGCGTACTTTGCTGGATGAGTCCCTGCCACCAGACAATATGTCGGCTCGTTCTGCCACTGAGGTGGTTGAGCGCATGAAGGAGCTGGCTCAAAACCTTGGCTCTGCCTTTGGCCGCTTGATTAACGAGACGATGATCCCGCTGGTTTCTCGTATCTTGCAGGTCATGGACGAGCGTGGCTTGGTCAATATGCCACTGAAGGTCAATGGTCTGGAGATCAAAGTCTCTCCTGTGGCTCCGCTGGCAATGGCGCAGAACATGGAAGAGATTAACAACATCATCCAGTTTATGCAGCTTACTGCCACGATGGGTGGCGAGGGACAACTTGCTGTTAAGACGGGCGAGTTGATTGATTACATTGGCGACAAGCTTGGTATTCCGTCAGCAGTCAGAAATACAGCCGCAGAGCGTGGCTTCCTAATGGAGCAACAGCAACAAATGATGCTTCAGCAGCAGGCTGCATTGGCAATGGCAGGTCAGCAGCAGACATTGATGGAAGGCCAGCAGCAAGGAGCAATGGGTGGAGTCTAATTTGCAGCACCATTTTGCAGATGGGCTTTACTCTAAAGAATACTTTTTGCCAAAAGGGTGGGCGGTTCCGCAGCACGTCCACTCGTATTCTCATCTGTCTATCTTGGCAAAGGGTGAAGTGGTTGTAGACATAGATGGGGAACAGAAGTTTTACAAGGCTCCTGCCTGCATAGAAATAGAAGCAGATAAGTCGCACGTCATCATTACACAGACAGATACCGTCTGGTACTGCATACACGCGACAGAGCAGGCAGAGGAGGAAGATGGAGTAATCGTGCCAAACAGGGAGGCTTATGGCAGGGTGGGATGATCTGGAGGCAATGCAAGAAGCAATGGCACCTCCGCAATCGAGTGATATGGATAAGCTGTGCTTGCGAGTTTTTGGCACAGAGGAAGGGCAAAAGTTGCTCAAGTGGTTTCGAGAGATAACTATTGAGCAGCCATGCTGGGGACCGGGGAGTGATCCATCCTACGGTTATTTTTTAGAGGGACGATGCTCTTTAGTCAAAGAGGTTGAGTCCCGCATACATAGAGCGAGGAACCTTTGAGCGATAATGAAACGGCAGTCGAGCCTAGTGATTCAGCAGAAGAGTCCACTGGCCTACTTGACAACGTAGAAGCCAGTGAAGACAAAGCTCCTGAAGACAACAAAGCAGCGGCAGTAGATCATCGTGCCGCAGAATCCATCCCCGATGACGAGCCAGTAGACCGGCCTGACTGGTGGCCTGAAAACTTTTGGAACAAAGATAACAACGAGCCAGACCTTGAAGGCATGGCTAAGTCTTGGAAAGACCTTCGCAAGATGGTATCCAAAGGCGCTCACAAAGCCCCACCAGAGGGCAAATACGATGTTTCCGCATTTGGCGAGAACGCAGAACAGCTTGAGTTTGTCCCGATGTTTAAGGACTGGGCTGCTGAAAACGGCGTATCCCAAGCAGCATTTGATGACATTGCCACAAAGCTTAGAGGTATTGCCGAAAATGCAATAGGCGTTCCTGAGATTGATATTCAGGCAGAGCGTAAGGCGCTAGGTCCAAACGCTGATGCTGTTATCAACGGCATGGTCAACTGGGCTAGAGGCTTGGTCAACAAGGGCGTGTGGTCAGCGGAAGACTTCGATGAGTTCAAGATCATGGGTGGTACAGCCCGTGGCATTAAGGCTCTGTCAAAGATCCGCGAAGCCTACGAGGGCAGAATCCCAGTAGACTCTCAACCGATGGAAGGACAGATGTCTGATCTTGAGTTGCAGGCTATGGTCGGCGACCCTAAGTATGAGACTGACCCGTCTTACCGTCAAAAAGTAGAACGCCTATTCCAGAAACGATATGGTTAAATAGGAGTCTCCACTCCTCCACGGAGTTTGCCCCCAGCCGGTCTGGGGGTTTTTTTTGCAAAAAACTATTAAAAAGACTTGCGCAATAGACAAACCTGATTACAATATGTATCCGAGGCATATCAGATTACCGACCCTCAGATGGTTGTACCCAACTGGCTGGCATCCTACTGCAAGCAACCGGCCCGGATCACCGGCTCACCGACAGCGAGAAACCTCTTTATAACTTTGTCAAAAGGTAAACAAAATGGCTATTAATCTGTCTACAGCCTTTGTAACCCTGTTTGATGCGGAAGTTAAGCAAGCCTATCAGGCTTCGGCGGTTCTCCGTCCGGCTGTCCGTATCCGTTCAGGTGTTGAAGGTTCAACTTACAAATTCCCTAAGATCGGCAAGGGTGTTGCCCAAGTCCGTATCCCTCAGACTGACGTTACTCCTCTGAATGTGACCTACTCGCAAGTGACCGCGACTCTGAGCGACTACATCGCTGCTGAGTATTCAGACATCTTTATGCAAGCCAAGGTCAACTTTGATGAGCGTCGTGAGCTGGTCAAGGTTGTGTCGAACGCAATCGGTCGTCGTCAGGATCAACTGATTCTGGATGCTCTGACTGCATCGAGCGCAACTTCGGTTAGCAACGACATCGGTGGTTCTGACACCAACATGAACGTTGCCAAGCTGCGCTCTGCTGCTCAGACGCTGAATGCCAACAACGTCCCTATGGATGGCCGTCACATCATCATCCATGCAAGTTCTTTGGCTTCGCTGTTGTCTGAGACTGCTGTTACCTCGTCTGACTTCAACACTGTCAAGGCGCTGGTTCAGGGCGAAATCAACACATTCTTGGGCTTCACCTTCCACGTTCTGGGTGATCGCACTGAGGGTGGTTTGATTAAGGATGGTTCAAACGACCGTACTTGCTTTGCATTCCATAAAGACGCAGTTGGTCTGGCAGAAGGCATCGCTCCAAAAACTGAGATCAACTATGTGCCAGAGAAGACTTCCTTCCTGATCGCTTCGATGTTCTCGGCTGGTGCTGTGGCGATTGACGATGAAGGTATCGTCAAGATCGTCTGCCGCGAATCTTAATTTAGGAGGCTGACATGGCTTATTCTTCAACTGGTTTTGCGACCATTGGCGCATCGAAGGCTGGCAATGCCCCGTCTTTGTATGCTTACTCCACTGCTGATGCTATCGCTGATATCAACACCAGCGGCTACTTCAACGCAATCGCCAGCATTCTGAATGTTGGTGACGTTATTCTGGTTCGTTCTTCGACTGGCGGTACTCAAGCTCTGACGCTTGTTTATGTCGCAAGCAACGCCTCCGGTGTTGTTGATGTGACTGATGGCCTGACTATCACAGCAACTGATTCCGACTAAGTTTAGTTAGGATCATCCGGGGCCGCTGCCGAAGGAATTTGGTAGTGGCCCCTTATTACATGAGAGGTTGTTATGGCAGCAGGCGATACAGCAGTTGCTATCTGTTCTGACGCACTGATCCTATTAGGCGCAAAACCCATTTCGTCTTTTAACGACGGAACAGACGAGGCAAACTCTTGTGACCGTCTGTATCCTGACGTTCGGGATATGACGCTTTCAGTCTATCCTTGGTCATTTGCATATAATAAAACTCGTTTAGCTAGGCTAATTACTACGCCGGTTAGCGAGTGGAAATATGAATACCAGTTGCCGGGTGATCGTCTCGGCAATCCTCGTGCAGTCTTTGAGACTTCTCAAGCTTACGCTAGACCCGTCAAGGAATGGGAGATCCAAGGCGATAAGCTGCTGACGAACTATGAGGATGTCTACATTGACTATCCTTACCAGACCCCAGAGTTTGCAATGCCGAAATACTTTGTGCAGTTGCTAAAGTATATGATGGCTTGGCATCTGGCATATCCGATTACAGAGCAAGAAGCAAAGACAGGCTATTGGCAAGGTGTCGCAGTTGGCTCACCATCTGAAAATGGTCGTGGTGGGTATATGCGTCAAGCAATGAATATTGA